TCCGTATTGATTTCACGGCAGTAAGTTGTGAGGGTATCTTCCTCCCGGCAATCTCTATCTCCATCGGAACATCATGCCACTTCTCTATATCAAATACCTCCTTCTTTATCCAGTGCGTCTCCTTGATGGGATTGAATGTTGTGATAATCTGCTGGCCTACTTTACCGCGCAGACGCTTACGAACCTGCTTGTAGTCCTCGCTGGTAAATTCAGACCATTCATCAAGTACGACACGTTTGTAGTTGGAGATACCCTTTATCTTTTCCGGGTCGTCGAGGCCGCCGAAATCAATCTTGGCCCCATTCGGTATACAAATAATCTGCCTCACCCCGTCCTTGAACTTGAACAGACTGAAAATGCCGAGCTGCTTGGCTGCAACCTTGAAATCTTCGTAGATGGTTTTGCTGATATACGCCCCAACCTTACGCATTACGAGCGTGTTCTCACCGTCCCATAAGGTCATGATGAGAATAAGCTGTGCCACACTGTATGATTTGCCGGAAGATGAACCGCCGAACAGAATTATCAGTCGTATGGCCACATCCTGGAGCAATTTCATCAGATGGAAGCCGAGGGGGTTGAGCTTCTTGAAATTGATTTGCATTGATCTTGATACTTTGAAAGGATTACAGGGCGTTTTGCTTACGCGGTTTTGTATTTTCCCGGGGATTTTTCCACCTGTTTTGATAATATGCAATCGAACAATGCGATTTTGCTTATACTCACATTACTCTTGATCATCGTCAAAACCAATGCGCAGCTCTCCCGATACGCTGTTGTGGGTGGTTATGTTTAGGTCTTTGGCAGAGGCGTAGCCGAGCACGTCTATAAGCCTTTTCTTGGCGGCATCTTTATCGACATCGGGGACAAGCCTCTTGCCATTGCGTGTGAACTTCAGCAGGCGGCGTATCTCTTTGGGTATCTCGTGGAGGTAGCGCATTCTCCATTGGTGCGTTTTCTCATCTTCTATCCAGAGTGTCAATGGGTCGAGGTCGAGTATCTTTACATCATCGGAGATGATGCGCTCCCGGCTGATTGTAGCGAGTCTCGCGCGCTCCTCTTGCAGTTGCTCAACCCTTTGGGCTATCTTTGGGTCACTCATCAGCAAAGATGCCGATGTGTAATGGGTGCTTGCCTTAGCGTCATTCTTGCAGTTGTAGGCTTTTCGGTATGCTGTAACAAGAACACCTCTTGTGTCGGTACCGTAGGCATCTACGACGTACTGACAGAACAGCTCCTGTTGTGCGGTAAGACCGTGTTTATTCTTCTTTCGTGCCATTGTGATGATGTATGAGAGGTTTTATATAATTCGGGAATAAAATTGTATATAATCAGAGGCTGAAATTGTAGTCGGATAACAGCCAAAGAAAAAATAGATAGAATGGATTGCTGTTGTTCATATTCATGCTTTGTCTTTCTCCCGCCCTTGAAAAATTTTCCGGATATGCTCCAAAAATTGCCGTTTTTGGCCGTTTTGCTTTCGTTTATTGAACTTTTATTTCCAAAACATGGTGGGGATTGAGTAAAATTCATGGCCGGGAGAGTGGATTTTAGCGGTTATTGATGCCTATGATGCTGAGAACAAAATCACGATCACCGAGTAACGCGGCAGTTGCCGTTAATGTGGTGCCGGTAGTGATGATGTCATCATAGACTATCACCCGCCGCTCGGCTATGGGCCGGAGCAGATGAAAGTCAGGCTCCAGACGGTTGCGGTTGATACACTGAACAGCATCGGCATAGAACGGAATGCCGAGACGGATTGATATCCTCTCACATACCGCCGTTGCAAAGTGGAACCCGTCTGCATGGCGCCGCCGGGGAGTGGTGATAATACACCAGTCTTCCGTATTGTTGACAAGACGCTCAATGAAGTTGGCCGCAGCGTCGGCAAATAAGGCCGCTATGTCGGCCGACTGCTTAATCTCGCTGAACGGAATCCCGCTCTTTGTGCGTCTGTATTGGGCGAAATACACCAGGGAGCCGAGTTGATGCAGAACCGTCCGGGGTGACAAATCACAAAGAGGGATATTCCCACCTTTCAGCCGAGGCCGAGAGGCAGGAACATCCCAATTATCCATACGTGTTATCTTACTGCGTCTGCTCATGGTCAATACTCTCAAATATGCGCCTTATGCCGTCGGCAACAGACGTATATTGCAAAGGTACTGTATAAACCGCTTCGTTGACCGATTGCTCTTTGCGGTCAAAATCACGCTCTTGCGCAATCAGTTCTATTTCAAGCGGTTTATATTGTTTCACCAATTCAGCGAGATGCAGTGTGGTGGTCTGCTCCGGATTGGCGGCGTTGATGAGCTGATGGCTGCTCCCGTACGCATAGACAAGGCTCTCGACAATGTCATCGATGTAGGTAAAGTGTCGCACGTTACGCCCCATGTTGTAGAGTTTAACCCGCTCGTCATTGAGCAGATGCCAAAGAAGAGTACCTTGACGCGGTCGGGGGCCGTACACGTTGTGAAACCTTACTCCCGTGGCTCTCGGATGATAGCAACGGGCATATTCCTCGTTGAAACGCTTGCTGATGCCGTAGATGGATGTTGTGTTGCCGTCGGCTGCCGTCGATGATGAGGCATAGACCAGCTTGACGCTATGCCGGGCGCAAGCGTCACACACGATTTTGAACACTTCAATGTTATCGTGGATAATGTCGGTCTTGTTCTCGTTAAAGACGGAAGTCTGGGCGGCGAGATGGTACACACAATCAATGCCGGAGAGGTCGGTTGAGGTGAAGAAGTCACCGGCCTCTATCCCGTTGAGGCGGTCAATGCTGCACACCTCAATACCTCGCTTTTTAAGCGCAACGGCGAGAGCCTTGCCAATAAAGCCATCGCCGCCGGTGATTACTACTTTCATGTCTTACTTTTCATTGAGTTTGTCTAACAGTTCCTCAGCCTCACGCCGGGCAAAGTCGGAGTCGTAAGGGTCATAGAATCTCTTTACTGTTACCCACACGTAAGGCCATGTGCGGACTTGAACGTAATAACCGGGGATGGTGCAGCCGTCCTCCAGCATCATTTTTACACGATACTTTTTCATCTGATTGGATATGGTTTAAGTGTTGTGAAATCGAGATACCAGAACCACGCTTGATGTACGATGGTTTTGCCGTAGATTTCGGCGGCGGCGTACTCAAGCAGACAGCCCTTGGAGTCGTGGAACCCGCTGCCGAATACCACAGCGTCAATATCATCGGCCAACAGAGCCTCAATATCTTTGCCCATGTAGTAGGCATAAGGTTTGCCGGACTCCGGGCAAACGTCAAAGGGCGTTATGCACTCGTGGCCATGTTCGGTCAGTTTCGCTTTGATATACTCGGCTTGACGCTTGGCATCGTGGAGCGGTCTCCCGCTGATTGGGATTGATATATACGCTTTCATTTGTGATGATATTAGTTGGCAAAAGAAAAGCCCGACTGACTTTGTAGGTCAATCGGGCCGTGGGTGTCGGGGTTAACCGACTTCCAAGATTAATTCTGCTGTCAAACAAGAACTAACTTAAGGATAAAAGTTGTGTACCTATAATAGCAAGAGCCGCCTTGATTCTCGCAATCTGAATGGGTCGAGGGTGTTTGACACCATTAGCATAGTGGGAGAGTTGCTTTTGATTGATACCAGAAATACGGCTGATTACTGACATGGTAGTGAATGTTTCCGCGTTTCGGATGAGAGCGGCGGCGTCAAGATTATACTCAATATCATAGTCACCGTTGACCAGATACTCGGGAAATGTGTCTCCATCTTCAACACACCCTTGGATGTGAAGGCGGGTAGATTCTTTAAAATCATCTTTGAGCTTCTGGAAAGATTTGGCCGTAACTAATACAACACCATCATGCCCATCATCCCAAGAACCACAGAAGTTATCTCCGGTCCAGCTTACATCAACGTGAATTTTATTTGCTTCCATATTGAGGCTTTTGAATTTTATTATTTAGTGATTGAATTGGGGAGAGAGGAGGATGGCTTATCGCCATCCTGCCTGTTTCCAAATGCTATTCAATAAGAATTGACTTAGCGTTTCACTTGGTTTTCCTCTCACCGTAACCTTGCCTTTCTTTGAAGGATGCTTAAATTGTCGGTGGTCTCCTTTGGTGGTCATTAGAACCCAACCGTCTTCTTCAAGCATTTTGATTACTTCCTTTACTTTGTACTTGTTCATGTTGTTCTTGTTTGACATTGCAAAGGTAGTAATTTTTCTACTTTCTACAAGGTTTTCAGACACTTTTTTTCAAAAAAATCACTATTCCTCCGGAATAAATTTCACGCTCTCGCTCCATCCGTCGGCCAGTCGGTCGGAACGTGGCCAGATTGCCGTGATGGAGTCCGGTGTTTCCTCAAACCTTACTCCCCACACGCTTTTGGCACGGTCTTTCATCGCTTTTACAAGGCTGTTGTATGTCCGGGGCGCATCATCCATCGGAACGCTGCACACTGCCACATCGACACTGCCTTGACGGTGGATTATCTTGGCCCTTCCTTTCATCTCTTGTCTTTGCTTATAAATTGGCCCGTGGCTGCATCTCTCGGCGTTGAGGGATAAAGACCACGGGCAAAGTTCTCTTTTCGCGTTGCTGAGGTTTTCTTGGCGCGGTAAGCGTAATCCTCGGCTCGGTACTGTTCGGAGTGTTCCAGACCTAACCGCCGGGCGGTACGCCTTACCCAATCGGGATTCTCGCCAATCAGCAGGGCAATAACATTATCTCCCATGTCGGCATAATTGAGTTTGAGGAACTGAATCTTTTTTGGGTCACTCAATATACTGTGCCGGCACGGGTGCGGGCGCAATGGCAGATTGAATTTCTCTCGGGCATACTTCCGTATTGTCTCAGGTTTTATCCCAAAGACTGCAGCCATTTCTACAAGACTCCTGCCGTCACGCCACATCCGGCAGAACCGTTCACAATCGCTCTCCTGGAGTATCTTCTTCACGGGGTTATAGTTAAAGGGGGGGGGCGATTACCTTATGTCGAGGCGCTTGCCGATAAACTTCAGTGAACTTTTTACTGTCATCTCCTTTTCCTCCTTATTTCACATGCCCTTTCTCCAGACACCACACAAGCAGCGAGTAGAGAGCGTCGATGAGTTCGGGGGATGAGAAGCATGAGGTTTGATAAGTCAATGTTCCGCCATCGCAGGTTGCATACGACACAACCCAATATCCCGCTGGATGATTATACACCTGCAATCTTGCGGATTCACCTTTTACATCAAGCGTCTTCGGCAGGATGTCAAGAATGTCGGTGAGGGTGAAGATTCTGCACTCCTCTACATAGAAGTGGCCGTTGACGCAGTATCTTACAAGTTGCGCTTCTTCTCCACACACATAAGCGTATCTGCCAGCGCCATTGAAATCTATGCAAATTTCACTCGCCCTTTCGGGGCTTACTCCAAGCTCTATGAGCTTTGCCGATTCCTCGGCGGTTAACAGGTTTCTCATATTTCAATTCCTTTATTTTCCATTTCGGTTATTATCCGTTTGGCTGCTTCAAGGTCTGACATTCTGTTGAGGGCTGCGTTCATATTGTCCTTAGTCTGCCACAGAGCGATAGATGCATTGTCGTTGCGATTTTTGAAAAAGTCTATCTGTGCGGTTTTATAAGCCGCCACAGCCGTCTCCACGGCTTTCAGTCCATCAAACAGCATAGACTCCAAACATTGATGTACGGTTGGTTTCATATCTTTATTTTTTCGTTTGATAGTTTCTTAACTCCCCATGCTTCAAGGACTCCATTGTGGCCTAAAAGACGCGAAAGAGGATAATGGTCGATTCCGTTATATTGGGGATTCGGGTCGAATACGATGTTACAGTTTGCATCAATCACAACCATGTGCAGTCCTTCATTCAGCTTCTGGGCATTGAAATGATGAGGAGAAAGGACACTGCCAAATAAAAAGCCGTCTATCGTATCTTCGGGCTTTATGGCTGAGAGCATGAATTCATCAGCTAATTGAGGATATGGGCGGAAGCAGTCCGTAGGATACCACAAGTCCATTTTCTTTTCATTAAAGAACCGTGTTCCCCACTGATAGCCATTGTCATTCAGTACGGATTCCATTCTCTGCCACCAATCCTCATATTCCACAAAGTTGCACACTGAATCATATTCTAATTCAAGAAGCGAGCATAGTGTTGCTTTCATGCAGTCGCCGTTTTCAGAGGAATTGATTCGTTGATATACTTGTTTCACTTCAATCTATCTTAAATGTCTAAAATAATGCGTTTTGCAATTTTAATTCCACCGAATTTGGGGGAATTAAAGTTTAGTATCATATCACTTCTCGTTTAGCAGTTCGGGGTTGTCCTTATGGCATGGGCAGTCGGGGTCGTGGAGGATGGATGGCGATGACACTCTGCCTCTATTATCATTCTTGATATAATAATGGCCGTCAAAATAGATGCGGCTCATGCAAGGGTTGTTACGTGGCGCTTGAGGCATAGACTGTGAGAGTGCATTTGAGTCTGCACATCCGCTCAGGCACACGGCGCAGAGGACGGCTGCGAGGATGGTTGTAAGGTGTTTCATTTTATCAGTTCAAATTCGTAAACAAATACATAGGGGTTGCTCTCAAATGTTCCTTTGCCGGATATGCGGTCTATCAAGGCGGCGTAGGCTTCACGTGGAGTTTTGAATTTAGAATTGCATAGATTAGGATACCAATAGGAAACGCCTTGAAATCCTACATTTTCAGCCATCCAAATTCCCTCCTTGATACAATCCTCATCGGATATATCCTGCAACCGCTCCACACGCACGTTAGTGATGCGGATTTGGTGGGGCATGAGGTCGGCTCGGACAAATAACTTGTTAAACCACCCCATGTCAGCAGGAATTGATATAGGGTTGAGGATAAAGTCTCTATATCTTTGCGCCACGGCTACGACCTCGCCGACTTGATAGCGTGATTTTTTGACCGTTTCAGCCCAATTGCCAAGGGGTGTACCATCGGGGCATATCCGCCTCGTCATCGTCTTTCGACCGCTCAACACGGCTTCGGTGAGTCCGAATTTATCTGAGAACATTATCTTTTTCATTGCTTCTTCGGTTTAATGGTGATGGTGACTTCGAGAGGGTCGGAGTCCCATGTGAGGGAGGGAAATAAATTATTGGGGAATAGACCTGTTTCATCTAAATCCACTACATTGGCACCCTCTTTATGATACCATACTCGATTTCCTCTTCTACATTCTGAACTATCTGAGAATACAATATTTCCACTCACTGAACGAGTAAGCCATCCGTCAATGGTCACTTCCTCCGTTTCCTCCACGTTGAAGTCAAGGTCGGAGGCTTGGTAAAATCGGTTCATGTCGGGGTCGGAATACACAACGTCTGATGCGCCACTCCATTCTCTAACCTCAATCACCTTGCCGTCTGATTTTCGTATAGCTTTCATACTTCTGTTAATATCTCGGTTGTGAAATGTCAATATCGCATTCATGGCACAAGTCGCATACCTTTGACTTATCTCTAAGGCACATCCTCTTAGGTTTCTTTTCCCTCACCTTATTTCGACTATATGGATTTACAGGTGATAGGTTGAGAACCTCGTTTGCGAACTCAGCCAAAAATCTTTGCTTTAGTTCATTGGTCGGGAATTGCAGTGCCATGATTCTTACCATCGAAACCAATACTTTTGCGGTCTGTTGTACGGTTAGTTCCTTTTCAACAATCGCATTGAATTGTTCGATTGTAAAATCTGTCAGCTCTTCGGGTGTCATGCGTCACCTCCTTTCAGCGGCGGGATATACATCCATTTCAACACTCGGCAGTCATAATACCAATCATCCGGGAAATGCCATGCTCCTGCAAGGAAATAGGAGATTGCATGGCGCAGCTCCTTGTCCTCACAATCGGTCTCAACAAGCACCTGTCTATCATCCTCCGGAAGCTCCACCTCCGGGTCTTTCCACTGCGAGGCGAGGGCTTCGGTGGCTCCGGCGAGGTAGGCTTGCTGAACATCTTTGGAGTCAAAATAAGGGGCAAGGTGGTCGAGGGGGTGAGCTGGTCTACTTATAGCGCGGATAAGTTCTTTCTCGGCATACGCTTTCGCTTTTTCTTCGGTTGTCATGCGTCGCCTCCTTTCTCTGCTAACACGAAATATACGTGCTTTTTGTCTGCTCTTTTTTTGTCGTTGCACTTATTTAAAGGGCAAGCATGATGATAGCCGGCATTACGGCCAAAGCAACAATCGTCACAGCTATTTTCAAGCTTATATTCTTTCGCCATAACTTTGTAGCCGTTGACAACGCCAATTCCGCCAATTGGGATTTCATGATTCTTTTTCATTCTCTTCGATATTTGGGTCTTTTAGAGGGCATGTTCCCGTCTTTTCATCATACTGCGGCGCAACCCAAATCAGGGTATCTTCTACCGGTTCTGACCATGGTATGTATCGCTTGCAGTTCTTGCAGATGGCCGGAGCCTTCTCCTTAAAGAAGTTGACTCCGACACAATAGGCATAGTCTTGATTCATTCGCTTTGACTATTTTTGAGTTCTTTAATCAGTGCATCAGCGCAGGAGACTGCATACTTGGCTGCATCTTTGCTAAATGAGCCCTTTGATACCTCCGCTCCCATCACCTCTTTTGCTATCTCATAGCGGCGCTGCTCCCAATCGGGTTCTCGTTGGTCTCGAATCTTGCGATTGATGGATAGTATTGCATCCATCGTGCGTTGTTCTATTACTGTCATTTTTGTGGATTATTGGTTTGACTTGTGATTAGTACCAGAAAAGGACTACAAAATCATTACGCTGGTCGCTCAATGCAATCCATTTGGCGATAATGGCAATGACTTGATTGGCACTCTCCTCTATGTCGTAGAGTTTTGCCCATTTCTCAAAATCCTCTTTATCCGAGGCGATTTTGGCGATGAGGTCTCCGAGTTCGGCGCGTGGCACTTCAAGCCGTTCCGAACACTCTACATCCTCACCCTCCCATATTAGGCCGGGGCAGTTCTCGGCAAGCATACGATTGATAGCCTCTGACTTTCCATTGAAGTTATCATACAAACGACGTTTTACCTGATAGATTTCGGCTACATGGATTCTGTATCCCATATTATTTCGGTTTATTGGTTTGACTTTGTTATCTCTTTGATGAAGTCGAGAGTCCGGCGGTTGATATATCCCTGCCAGCATCCCATTGACTTTGCCCAGTGGAATCCGTTTCGTTTCAACTGTATTCGCGTTTCCACATCCGGGACGCCGGAAAAATAAACTCTCACCCGATTCTCAGAATAGCATTCTTCGATTGTGATGTCTCCGACGCTGTATTCTTTATCCTCCTTTGATGCCAGACTCTCAGCCTTTGCAAGCTGCTTTTTGGCGGCATTGATTTTGGCATTGTTATTGGTGAGAGTGTAGCCGGGGAATATAAGGTTTTCCCGGACTATCCGCGTTGCTTTGGCCTCAGAGACACCAAGAGTAACTATCGCGTCAATCTTTTCGATATGCGTCAATTTGGAGTTTCGCAGAATCTTGTTTGACCCTTTCATCTGCTCCTGAAGAGTGGTGAGCTTGGCAACCTTCTCTTTCAGCCGCTCTATCGCGTCATCATCACCGAGATAGATGTTATCGTTATTTTCAACCGCCTCGGCTTTCTGTCGATAGTAGGCGGCTTTCTCTGACTCGTGAACACTCCGCATCATTGCCCCGTGGGAACACTCCAGGGCGCGGCGGTGGGCTTTCTCGGAGTGATGGCCGACGAGGATAGGCTGACCGAGGGGAATATTCTCAACGGCGGCGCTGCTGGCATTGAAAGCGGCGGTGGCTCTCTTTTCGGCATTCTCGGCGAATTGACGGTAACGCTCCGCCCGGGCCTCTTGTCTCTCTTTCCGTGTCATCTATCTTTGAATTGGAGGATTACCCATGCGTTTTCATAAATCTCGATGTCGTTGATAGCGCAGAGGGTTCGCTTTCCACGACCCTTGTTGACTGCATACCTCACTTCTTTGTCCTGAGGTAGTTTTTGCAACTTGGCTATAAGTTCTTTCACATTCATAGCTGGTGGTTTTATTGGTTTGACTTATGCAATATCTTTCAGCTCTTCATCAAGAGCTCCCCAGAGTTCTTTCAAATCATCGTCGCTGAACTCGGACTCTTCATCAGTTTCCTCGTCGGTGTGGGAGGCGAGGATTTCCGTTACCTTTCCCCAGGCACCTTTGAGGTCATGGCTGGGTGGAGTCCAATAATCGCCTGGGTCGTTGTAGGTCTCAGCACAGCACTCATAGGTTATCTCTATGAGCCATCCGTCGTCATCGTAGCAGAGGTAATTGGTGGCCGGTTCATCGCATCGTCCCCAACCATCCTCATCTTGCTCATAGTAAGACTCTCCGATTTCGTGGTCATTGTTGCGAATGAGTTCCACGAGGGTAGGAATAAGAGCGTTGAGGTCAGCGATTGTTTTCATTGTTATCTTGGTTTTATTGGTTTGACTTTTAGTTTGTTATACTGTAAAGTTAACCATAAAAAGCGGATGTTGCAATCAGAATGAACACCATTTTATCACCTTAACATTTACTGACATTTTTCCTCTCCGATGATGAAATCAGCAAGGGTTGAGGCTCTATTTGCAAGCACTCCGATGTTCATATCAACAATGGGATCCGGCTCTAACTTGAACCCCCATGTGTCCTCAAACTCATAGCACATCGCAACGATGATCTTCAGCATATCATCCTGCTTGCGACTGACAGGCGCTTTGACCTTATCGGCAATCACTTTATCCATTTTGCGGTCATACTCTTCGGCATAATCAATCAGTTTATGGATAATCGCAACGAGGGTGGCACCATCGCGGTCTCTATCTTTCGGAATCTGCCGGTTGACAACATTCCCGATGCTGCACCACATCTTGAAGCGGTCAACACTGACATATTCAAAGTACCGCTCAACATAGTTGGTGTACGCCTGAAATGCGTTGCCGTAGGACTTGGCAAGGCGGGCTGTATGCTCTTCTACACACAGTTTGATAAGGCGATTGTGTTTCTTAAACTCACTGATACGCTTATCCCGGCAATGATTCACAAACTGAGAGGCATAATCAAGGGCGAGGGCCACAAGCATCTGGGGGATGAAATTCATCTTTACTGCAAGCGACACTCCGAACATCTCGTTAGCCTCTGCGGTGCTGATTGCTTTGGGAGGTTTGGGATTTCTGGGCGGAATTTTGATGCCGTAATCTAATGCCGGGCGGATGGGCACCGCGTCCGGCGCAATGCCCATCTTTGCCAACATCTCTTTGTCTAAGGGTGGTAGATTCATGTTGATTAAAATTAAAGCGGCTCAGACTTCTGATCCGAACCGCTGAAAAGATTGCTTGATTGAGATGGCACAAGGTCATCGAACAGACCAGGCACCCGAGGCTGTAATGCCTCATATTCTTCACGAAAAAACTCTTCTTTCGTTCTGCCGTATTTCTTACCCTTTCGGGTGTGAACATCGAATGTGTAT